GGTCCAGTTCAACCTCCAATGTCGAGGCAAGAGCCTAGGGTGTTAGACGAACCACCAATGCCTATGGGTGAGCAAGCATATTATGAAGCACCAGCGGAACAATTAGGACTTGATCCATATGAACATATATCCTATATGGAACACGGACCAAACACTTTTAGATTTATGGCTCCTAAATACAAGCCAAGGCAACAATGGTCGGCGTATGATGCGCTAGTTGATACAGGGTTGGTAGATCCGTACGAAGTAGGTAGGGATGAAATTAATGTTGTAACCAATGACCAAATGGAAGATTTAAGCAGAACAGCAAAAATGTCAATGGGACAATAGATGGAATCTGACCCAAGAGCAGATCATAATCAGGATCTTTATAGAAGATGGCGTGATGCGAGATCAGAGTGGGACTCTGAAGCTAGAAAAGATGTTGATTTTTATCTAGGAAATCACTTTACCTCACAAGAATCTGATGAGTTAAAAACTCGAAACCAGGCAGATGTACCTATGGATAGGATTTCTCCAGCAGTGGAGAAGCTGAAAGCCACATTGACATCTAGACCACCAACCTTTACAGTTACCCCAAGAGAAGACTCAGATGTAAAAATATCAAATGTATGGAGAACCATACTTGGATTTGTTTGGGATATATCAGGCGGTGATGCCCATATGAAACAAGCAATACATGATTATGCTATATCGGGCTTAGGGTATCTTTATGTTTATATTGATACGGAAGCTGATTTTGGGAGGGGCGATGTCAAGTTCACAAATGTTAATCCATTTAGGGTGTATGTCCCACCATCATCTAGAGATAGATGGTTTGGGGATGCAGAAAGCATCTTATTGTCTACCATATTAACTGGGGAGCAGGTTATCGCCCTTTATCCCGAACTTAATATAACCGAAGACCCAGAAACAGGTGAAGAGGTAAAGCCATTAATAGATAAACTATCAGCTTATCGTGAAGAAGATTACCCACATACGCAAAATAAAAATTCTATGTCGGTGCATACACCAGCAGAAACACAGAACTTGGATCAGTTTGAATTTAGAAAATATCAAATCCTTGAAAGATATTACAAGACAAAGGTTCCGTTTTATAGAGTTTTAAATACGGGAACAGGTGAAGAGTTCATATTTGATGAAGTGGACATCCAAAGATATATGGAAGAGAACGCTGAAATCATAGAGAATGGCGTTGTTCAAATAGTGGAGGTTCCACAGAACAGGGTGAAGGTTTGTGCAACTTTAGGCGAGATAGTATTATATGAGTCTATATTGAATACGGATCTATACCCAATAATTCCAATGCCTAATGTTTGGACAGAGAGTCCATACCCTAAATCTGATGTGTCTAGAGCAAGACCTATGCAGAGGCTTTTAAATAAAGTATGGTCACTTGCCTTGTCACACGCACAGGCATCAGCAGGTTTAAAGTTATTAGTACCATTAGGAAGTGTAGAAGATTTAAATCAATTAGAAAAAGACTGGGCTAACCCTAATGCGGTTATAGAAGTAGACTCTTCCCAAGGAGAGCCACACTTCCCAGCGCCTCAACCCCTTGCAGGTGAGTTTTATAAACTAATTCAACAATGTGAATTTTATATAGATTTCATATTTGGATTACCTGAGATGATGCACGGATTTGCAGAAAAAGCACCTGAAACAGTGAGGGGAACAGAAAGAATGATGGCTTTAGGTCAAGAACGACCAAAGTCAAAATTAAGAGATATAGAATTTAGCATAAATAGACTTGGAAAAGTTTTATACAATTATGCAAAAGGGCACTATACATTTCAAAAAATGTTTAGGATTGCCCAACCAAACAATAATTTAAATGAAGCTACGGTTAATTTATACGATGATAAGACGGGTCCAATATTAGATATTGCCAAAGATCGTTATAAACTTGACCAACATGATATAAGAATTGAACCTGGCTCTACACTACCAACAAGTAAGTGGGCAGAGTTAGGAGTATACCTCGAAGCGTACCAATTAGGTCTTGTTGACAGAATAGAAGTTCTCAAGAAGAATCCAGAAATATTTGACAAAGAAGGGATTTTATCTAGAATGGATGAGAAGCAACAATTAATGCAACAAGTACAAGGACTACAAGGTCAGGTAAAAGATTTGCAAGGGGACTTGCAAACTGCTAGAAGAGAATCTGTTAGTGACAGAAAGCGTGTGGAAGTTGAAAAAACTAAAACAAAGCTAAATGATGTCGTAGCAGATGCTAAAGCAGATAGAAGGGTTGAATCCAACAAAATGCAAAATAAGGTAAAGCTCGAAGCAGAGAGATTACGGCGTGAAGCAGATCGTCTTGGTCAAGCTCTAAAAGCCTAGAGATATCTTAAAGGAGTTTAAGTAAAAAATGTCAAATGAATCCGAGTTAATTAAAAACACTGTCGTAGAACAGGATACATCAGCAGGACAAGAATCATATCAAGAATCTACACCAGAAATGGGAGAGGTTGTTGAAGCTGCACCAGATATGGGTACAGACTGGGAAGGTGAAACTAAAAAGTTCCAATCAATGTACGATAGGTCTCAATCAGAGGTCGGTCGGTTAAAAAAATTGGAACCAATAGGTGATCTTCTTGAAAGTCGTCCCGACTTAGTTCAGGTGCTTCAAGATAAAATAGTAAATCCTGATGGTGGATCAGAGCAAAGCGCTCAACTGGATGAGAACGACTTTAACCCTTGGGATGCGTATTATAAGCCCGAATCGCCGTCTTACAAACACCGAGTAAAGAAAGAACAGGAGACCGTAGGGTCTGCTGTGAATCAAATTCGGGGTGAATTTGCACAGCGTGAGGCAGAAGCGCAACAAAGACAATTTCTAAATACTACTGTTAACGAGTTGAAGTCTAAGCACAATATGGATGACGGTCAAGTCAACCATTTCTTAGAGTGGTCGGCACAACCAAAAGAGGCAGTAGGATTAGGAAACCTTGTAAAGTTATGGAAGGATGTCAATTTAGCACCAACACAAGGTCAAACATCAATCGATGCTGTAAGAGCAACGCAAAAAGTACCGCCTTCGGCGGGAGTCTTGCAAGGCCAAACAGCGGAGACCGTCAGTGATGACAATAAGGCGTTTGACAAAGTATTGAGTGCATCAAAAATGGGCAGACTTGGGTAACACAAGGTTATTTTCCAAATAAGGAGGCATATAAATGGCTTATACAGTCGGAGTAAAAAAATCTAGCGATATTACATCCGCAGCCACCAGTGCTGGTGTGGGACAAGCACCTGATTTAAGAAGGTTATACGACTTTTCTGATCGGGTTGCAGAACTCTCACCTGAAGAATCTCCATTTTTCGTTTATCTTTCGAGAGTAGCGAAAGCATCAACAGATGATCCTGTTTTCCGTTTCTTAGAAAATCGTTCTAAGATTGACTGGACAACAAGAAGTTTCTATCTTGATGGTGCTGTAAATGGTGGTTCAGCAGTTAGCGCTGGCACATCGTACTCATTTACCGTAGACACTGGTTCAACTAGTGTTGATTGGTTAACAAAGGGAATGGTCATTGCAGTTAAAACAGTCGATAGTGCGGCTGGTTATGCACAAACACTCGTAAGAGTGAACAGTGCTGTAACTGATAATGGTTCAGACTCTTCGTTTACTGGTATGATTATTGATGTATCAAACTCTAATGTTAGTGGTTACAATGTTCTTGCTGATAATGATGAGTGCCAAGTAATTGGTACCGCATTTGCAGAGGGAACAGGGTCACCAGACGCATGGTCAAATGATATTGAAGATGACTTCGGTTATACTCAAATCTTTAAGACCGCAGCAGAAATGTCGAATACATCTATCGCAACTCGTTACCGTGGATACGCTAATGAGTGGGATAGAATTTGGGCTCTTAAACTTCGTGAACATAAAGTAGATATCGAGCGTGCAATGCTATTTGGGCAGCGTGCTCGTGTATCAGGTATTCAGTATACTGAAGGAATAGTTGGACACATTGTAAAAAATGCAAATCCAACCGCTGATGATTCAGCGTTTTCCTACAGTTCTGGAGCACCATATTATCGTACATCGACAACGGCAGAGCTCACTTACGACAGATTCCTAAGCGATCTTGAAGTGATCTTTGATCCTGCTCGTGGCGGCTCTTCTGAAAAGTTATGTTTAGCAAGTCTTCCTGTTATCTCTCAGCTTAATAAAGTTGGTGATGGCGGATTTCTTGATGTGTCTACAGCTAGCACTCAAATCCAACTAAATGCTCCTATGGAGCAACGAGAAGGTGCTTTTGGTCATAAGGTAATGAACCTTGAAACAATTCATGGCGATCTTCACATTGTGAAGGAACCACTTTTCCGTGGTATCGCAAGTGGTTTCATGGCGATTGTCGATATGGGCAAAGTTTCTTATCGTCCACTAGTTGGAAATGGTGTTAATCGTGACACACAAATCGAAACGAATGTTCAGAATGCTGACGAAGACCTTCGTAAGGACATGATTCTTACTGAAGCGGGTCTTGAAGTTTCTTTACCAGAATCCCATGCTCTCTATAACCTAGAAGGTAATTAGAGGTAAGTTATGAGATCAACTGGATTAGAACCTAACAGTGGAAGTTATGGTGGTGTATCTAAAGGCGTAGTATCTGTTCAAGATGCAGCAGCCGTTACCTTATCGAAAGATAATAGTGGCAAAATTCACATAATGCCAAATTTGACAGCGGATTGTACAATTACAATGCCGTCTGAAGAAGATGGACTTTATTACGAATTTTGGTACGGTGGTACAGCAGCTGATGCACAAGATTGGACATTTGATACTGGGTCTGACACTAACTATTTTGTCGGAGGTCTTGTTCAACATGACACCGACGGAGGTGGTGACGATACAGCAGTTGTAGATAGTGACGGTGACAGTAACTCAAAGATGGGTGTACTAACACCAATTGCAGGAACTCATGTAATGATGGTCTGTGATGGCGTTAACTGGTATGTTAATGGAACTGTTGTTTCAGCAACTGACACTGGCGTAACATTCGCTAATCAGTAATAGTCAGAAATGACACACCTTTGGATTGGTGGGGGGTAGTCGTATAAAGGGCTGCCCCTAAAATCCTAAAATTTTTAAAAAGTTAAATCGGAGATGATATGGCAGATTATAATACGCTAACAAAAATCATAGTAGGCACAGTTCCTGGTGGAACGCAAGATAGCGGTACTACAGGAACTTTAGCAGAGAAAATCAATACTTTCTGGCAGACATTGGATAGTACCAATAATGCAGTACAAAGTATGACTTCTGTTCAAGTTGCACGC